ATGATTGATCTTGATCCTGGAATGTATCAAATGATATTTTGGGATAATGATGGTCCTAGTCATATGACTTTTGATAATAAACTAGATTATGTAGAAGGTGCTATTAGAAATTTTTGGGGAGAAGACCATTTTATTGAAAAGTTTGGAATTGAAGATGAAGTAGGTGGTGATAATTGGGATTATTTTGACCAACACGTAAAAGATAATTTAGATATGTACTATGAAGAATTAAATAATCTTATTAATAAATCATACCCTGATGGTGACTCAGCTAGTGGAGTTGTTCTTTTAGTAAATGGTAAAAGAGTAGCAGGCGAAGCTGCTGAAATATAAATAAAATGGAAAATTTTGATTTAAGAAAATATTTAGCTGAAAATAAGCTAGTAAAAGAAGAAATAAACTTCCCAGAACTAGAAGATGAATTTGAAGGGTATCAAGATGCAATGCTTGGTTCAGATGAAGAATATCTTCAAGGAGTTATAGATGCTACTCCTGAAGAACTTTTAGATTTAGATGGTGGGTACTATGAAGTAGCTCTTGGTGTAGAACAAGGAAGATATAGTGCTGAAGAAGCAGTTAAACTTGCTAAAGCATGGGCTAAAGATAAATTATCAGGCTTAACTGAAGGTAGGCTATTAAAAGAATTTATAGGTGGAGAACTAGAAACTAGAAACGAACCTTTATTTGACAAACTAGTACCAGTACAAGGTAAAGCTGAAACACTAGAAGGTGAAATGTTAAGAGCTATTAATAGAATGGTTTATCGTTATTATAATGATGGAGATAAATATTATGAAGGATATGGTGCTGAAACTGCGGGACCTGCTGTTTCTTTTTTAGTTAATGCTGTTCATCCTTTAAGATCAGAAATGTCTCGTATAATGGATGGAAAAATATTGAGTGATAATGAATACGAAAACATGTTAAAAGAAGCTTTAGGTCTAATACTTGACTACATAGAAGGTAAAGAAGGAGAATATACTAAAAATACACAAGGTGATATATTTGATTATGAATCCGAATATGAAGATGATGATGATTATTATGATGATTACGAAGATGATGATGATTATTACCAAGAATGAATCCCTACACTGACGAAAATACAACAAGAACATTTTCTAAAGACGTAGATGAAATGTCTTTAATATGGCATACAGACCAAGAAGACAGAACAGTAACAGTATTAGAAGGTAAAGGATGGCAATTCCAACGGGACAATGAGCTACCTTTGGAACTTAAAGAGGGAGTTCGTATATTTATACCTAAGGGTCAAATCCATAGGGTAATAAAGGGTTCTACGGATTTAAAACTAAAAATAGAAAAATAATGGAAGCTGAAGAATTAAAACCACAAATACTAGCAGCAATAGATGATCTAAACCAGTATTTACTAGGTAAAGTAACAGGATTAGGTTTAATAAATACTCTTAAAGATACTATTAATGATGTAGAAGCTTATGCTTTAACTATTAGAGAAAATAGAAAAATGAACGATTTCGATTTAAGAAAATATTTAGCTGAAAACAAGCTATTAAAAGAAATAAATTACAAGAACCCAGACACTGTAATGGAAAATATGGAGGACTATTTAGAGCAAGTATATGAAGAAGGTGAAAAAGGTCACATGGACGATATGATGAATACATTTAAAGCATTATCTAAATTAGCTAGTCAATATATGGAAAAAATGTAATAAAAATAAAAAAATGTGTGATTGTAAAATATGTAACTGTAATTCATCATGTAACTGCGATTGTTGCGAATGTTAATTAATTATAAACAAATATTTTTATATAATCACATACTTATATAAGAAACAGAATTTAATGCTGTAAACACAATAAAAATGAAAAGTAACTTTAATACAAGCAAATGGTTTAAAAATCAATACCTATATGAAGGTATGAGTGATGAAGAAATTCAAGCCATAAAAAGATATGAAGAGCTAACAGATGACGATAAGTTAAAATTAGCTAAAATTCAGGCTATGATGGATAGAGAAAGAGCATTAAGAGAGGAAGATGATGATATTAATGAAATGGATGCTCCAATGCATATAGAAAAGTTAATGGATGCAGCTGAAATGGCTTATGATGCTGGAATGGATGTAGATGAAATTTTAGGTATGATAGAACAACATTTAGGTCTTAAAATGGGAGATTATTAAAAACATTTAGACTGATTCATAGCCAGTCGATTTAAAAAAACAATTTAGGAGCTGTGGCCCATCTTTTGGATGGGTCACTCTTTTTTTTTATATTAACAACAAAAAACTAAAACATAAATGGAAGTAACAGTAATGGTAGGAGCAGGAGTTGCAAACATAAACGCAGCTACTAAACTTATAGATAATGGATATAAAGGTAAAATCAAAATTATTGATATGGGTAAAGATCCACATGATAGATTACCTGAAGAAGTAATGACAGGAATGTTAGGTGCAGGAGGATGGTCAGATGGTAAATTAACATACCATACTGAAGTAGGAGGTCAATTATCTAAATATTGTGGTGAAGAAAAAGCAATGGAATTAATGGATCAAGTCATTAATAATTTTAAACGTTTCCACCCTAAACCAGAAGCAGTACAATGTTCTGATCCACAAGCAGAACCAGAATTTATAAAACCATATTTTGGTCTAAAATTATTTCCTGTATGGCACGTTGGCACAGATTATTTACATGAAATAGGTAAAAATTGGTATAAATATTTAGTTGATAATGGTGTTGAATTTTATTGGCAATGGAGAGTAACTAAAATTGATTTTAAAACTAAACACCTTGATATGACATCTGAACAATACCCACAATCAGATGACGATTGGATATTTTTTGATAAATTAATATTTGGTGTAGGTAAATCAGGTATTGATTTTGGTAAACGTTTAGCTGAAAGGTATAAATTAAAAACAGAACCTAAAGCAGTTCAAATAGGAGTTAGATTTGAAGCACCACAAAAACACTTCCAAAAATTAATTGATATTTCATACGATTTTAAATTATATAGAAAATTTGAAGATAAAGGTGTATCATTAAGATCATTTTGCACTAACAATAATGCAGCTTATGTAGCAGCAGAACACACATATGGAGATGTTAGTTATAATGGTCATGCTAAAAAAGATGAATCATATAAAAATGATATGACTAATTTTGGTATACTAATGGAAATTAGAGGTATAGATAAACCATTTGATTGGTCTAGAAATGCAGTAAAAAAATTACAAAAGGATGGTAAAGGTACATTTTTCTCACCTAATTCAAACAGAGTACCATCTAAAACATCAGAAGGTGATTATGTAAAAGTAGAAATAGTTAATAGTATGGATTCGTTATATGATGCACTAGGTGATTATGCTTTATATATTGAAGATTTTATTGAAGATATGAAAAAAGTATTTCCAACATTAGGTAATGATTGGGGAATATATATGCCAGAAGTAAAATATCTAAGTCCAGAACCATTAGTAAACTATGATGATTTAAGTTTAGAAGATTACCCAGATATATATTTTGTAGGTGATGCTTTAAGTGCTAGAGGTATTACAGTATCAGGAGCACAAGGTACATATGTAGCAGAAAGTATATTAAAACCTAAAATTACAGAATATGATGATTATTTTGAAGGTAACTTGTTTTCCTACTAAATTTTTCGTATATTTACCCAAAAAAAATAAAATAAGTTATGGCAAGAAAAAGAAAAGAAGGTTATTTTTGTGAGACAAAAACAGTTACCGTTGAAGATTTTGAATATGATTTAATTAGATTTGAAGGTGAAGATAATTGGAAAATTCATAATTGGGAAGGCCCAGCAGTAAGATCATTAGATGGTGTTAGAAAAAAATCAAAATATTTTATGTATGGTATAGAATATGATAAAGAAGAATTTCAAGAATCTGTAAAAGAAAGAGAAGGTCTTCCTTGGTATAAAAACCCTGCTATGAAGGGAGTAGAAAGATTTTAATATGAAAATAGGATTTTGTGGTACAATGAGTGTAGGTAAAACTACACTCGTTAATGCCTTAAAAGATTTACCAGAGTTTAAAGATTATGAATGTAGAACAGAACGTTCTAAACATTTAATGTCATTAGGAATACCTTTAAATACAGATTCAACATTAAAAGGTCAAACAGTATTTTTATCTGAACGCTCAGCAGAGTTAATGCAAGAAAATATTATTACAGATAGAACTGTTTTAGATGTTATGGCGTTTGCACATTGTTCAAATTCAATGAATTATTTTGAAAAACATAATTTTGTTACATTAGCTTCATGTTTAGTACATGAATATGATTATATTTTTTATGTATCACCTGAAGGAGTAGGCATAGAAAATAATGGTGTTAGAGAAACAGATGCTGAATATAGAAAAACTATAGATGAAGCTATAAAATATTTTATAAGCAAACATAGGACTAGAATTAAAAATTTAGTTGAAATAAAAGGTTCTACAGAAGAACGTGTAAAAATTATACGAGAGGCACTTTCTCCACAATATGTATAAGAAATATTTAAATAATGAAAAGATCTGAATTAAAAGAAGCAATCAAAGCAGAAATCAAATCTGTATTATCAGAAGAAATCAAAGTAGGAGATATAGTAACCTTAACAACAGGAGGTGATAAACTAGAAGTAATTGACAGTAGACAATTATTTGGGTCTGATATGATGGCATACAGAGTTAAAAAATTAGATGGAACTAAATTTAATGCAAACGTTGATTTCCCAGAAATAGGAGATGAAACAGTAGAATATAGTGGTGATCAATTAAAACTTGCTGAAGGAGACTTAAATGAAGGCAAAAAAGGAGTTGTTGTTGATCCTGATGAGATAATGATGCATATTAATCAGTATCAAAGTGGTAATATTGATGGAGATGATTTATCTCAAGCTATAGAAGAAATTTTAGTAGCTGCGATGAATAAAAGCGTAACATTTTCTGATATAAGAGAAAACGATGAAGAAGATGATAAAAAAGCATATAAAGGAGCTGCTAAAAGAGATAAGAAAAAATCCAAAAGAGATAAAGTAATTGATGCTTATAATGAAATCGGAGGAGGTAAAGAAGTAAAAGCAAAAGCTAAAAAAGCAAAAGAGGGAGATAAAGAAGCCTTAAACTGGTTAAAAACAAATCAACCTAAAATTAAGGCCTATAACGACCTTAAAAAATAAATTTTGAAAAATTGGTTTAGAAATATACAATCTATAACAATAGTTGTATTACTTATCATTATATTTTTTCTAAGAGAATGTCAAGGAACCAAAAGTACATCTCCAACAGAAGAAGGCACAATAGTAAAGATAGAAACTAAGTATGATACTATTGTAAACACCATAGAAACTTATGTTCCCGAGTATAGAACAGAGGTAAAATGGAAAACTAGAACTATTCATGATACTCTAATAGTAGAAGTACATGATACAATTCCAATTGATACTGCTTCTATATTAAAAGATTATTTTAAAACCTACGCATATACAGATGTTATATCAAAAGATAGTATCAATATTACTATATATGATACAATTACACAAAATAAAATAGTATCTAGAGGTTTAAAATATACTTTAGTTTATCCTACAACAATTATTTCAAAAGAAAGTGCTATAAATAAAAGAGAATTATATGTTGGGCTTGGATTAGGAGGAGACAAACAACAACTAAGCTACATAGGTAGTGAATTAATGTTAAGAAATAAAAAAAAACAAATATATGGAATAGGTTTAGGTATAAATTCGAGTTTTGAACCAATACTAACATTCAAAATGGGTTGGAAAGTTTCAATGCCCAAATTAAAAAAACCTACTATTACTGATTTAATAGACCCAACAATTGAATGAGCGATATCAAAAAGATAATAAGACAAGAGTACCTAAAATGTGCTTCGGATCCTGTACATTTTATGAAAAAGTACTGTTTTATCCAACATCCACAAAGAGGTAGAGTTATATTTAATTTATACCCATTTCAAGAAAAAGTATTAAATTTATTTAATGATAATCCTTATTCTATTATTTTAAAATCTAGACAGTTAGGTATATCTACATTATCCGCAGGTTATTCTTTATGGTTAATGTTATTTCATAAAGACAAAAATATACTTTGTATAGCAACAAAACAAGAAACTGCTCGTAATATGGTTACAAAGGTAAAATTTATGTTTGATAATTTACCTTCATGGCTTAAAATCACAGCACCCGAAAATAATAAACTATCATTACGATTAAATAATGGATCCCAAATTAAAGCAACCTCAGCTGCCTCAGATGCAGGTAGATCAGAAGCAGTATCACTTCTAATAATAGATGAAGCTGCATTTATTGATAATATAGGTGAAATATGGGCTTCAGCCCAACAAACATTAGCTACTGGTGGTGGGGCAATAGTATTAAGTACTCCTTATGGTACTGGAAATTGGTTTCATAAAACATGGGTTTCAGCAGAAAATCAAGAAAATGATTTTTTACCTATAAAATTACCTTGGTTTGTACACCCAGAAAGAAACCAAGATTGGAGGAATAGACAAGATGAATTACTAGGTGATCCTAGAATGGCAGCACAAGAATGTGATTGTGATTTTAGTACTTCTGGTGATGTTGTATTTTATGGTGAATGGATTGATTTTATAAAAGAAACAACTTTAAAAGATCCATCTGAAAGAAGAGGAGTAGACCAAAACTTATGGATATGGGAACCGGCTGATTATTCTAGAGAATATATGATAGTAGCTGATGTAGCTAGAGGTGATGGTAAAGATTTTTCTGCTTGTCATGTGATGGATGTTCAAACTAATACACAAGTAGCAGAATATAAAGGACAAATGCCTCCTAAAGAATTTGGGTATTTTCTAACAGGTTTAGCTACTGAATATAATAATGCTTTATTAGTAGTAGAAAATGCTTCAATAGGTTGGGCAACATTAGATGCAATTATAGAAAGAGGATATAGAAATTTATACCATTCCCCAAAATCAGATCAACTAACAGCTCAGTCATATCTTAGGGTGTATGAAGGTAATAGTGAAATGACTCCTGGATTTACAATGTCAATGAGAACAAGACCACTTTGTATTAATAAAATGAGAGAATTTATTGGTGATAGAAGTGTAACTATACGTTCAAAACGACTATTAGAAGAAATGAAAGTATTTATTTGGAGAAATGGAAGACCAGAAGCTCAAAGAGGTTACAATGATGACTTGGTTATGTCATTTGGGATTGGTATGTTTCTACGTGACACATCTCTTAAATTTCAACAAGAGAGTGTTGATAGAGCAAGAGCAGCTTTAGGCGCAGTTAAGTCTAATAGCACAACTTGGAGTGGGGGGTATTCACCTAATAGTGTAGAAAATCCATATAATATGGATATAGGTGGAAAAAATGAGAGTATAAAATGGCTCTTATGATATTTATAAAAAAATAATAAAATGGCAGATAAAGGATTATTTCCCAGACTTAAAAGATTATTTTCAACGGATGTAGTAATTCGTAATGTAGGAGGTAATCAACTTAAAGTATTTGATGTGAATTCCATCCAAAAAACAGGGAATTTAGAAACAAATGCTCTTATAGATAGATTTAATAGAGTTTATACTAATTCATCTACTTCATTGTATGGTGAACAAACTAATTTTAACTATCAATATTTACGACCCTCCCTATATTCAGACTATGATGCAATGGATACAGATGCTATTATAGCTTCTGCTTTAGATATTGTAGCAGATGAAAGTACTCTTAAAAATGATATGGGTGAAGTACTTCAAATTAAATCTGCTGATGAAGATATACAAAAAATATTATATAATTTATTTTATGATGTATTAAATATAGAATTTAAT